TCTTTTGTATTTCTTCTGCCTCAGCTGCACTTTTTGGTATCATCTTAAAGTCATATTGAAATGACCTTTTTGGAATACCTTTAAATGCAAGTTCCATTCGAGGTGTTTTGATAAAACCTCTTTGCATCTCTACTACTTCCATTGCACCCTCAAGGCCTGGTATCATATCTATTGCACCAAGTGCTTTTCTTATCATACCATCACCAATTTCAGGCCCAAGACCTTTAAGTGCTTTATTGACTGTATCTCCTACAGCTGCTCCTCCAACAATATCTTGGAATGCTTGAGCTCCTGTAGCTGCAGCTGCACCTATTTCGGTATCTGTATAGTTTGCATTGTATTGAACTTGTACAGATGGTGGCATATAAAGTGTGATTGCAGTATCCATTCTTACTGTTGGTGGTCTTTTTACTAGAACAGTAGATGCCTTTTTATACTTTTCTGTGAGTGCATCTTGTTCTCTTTGTTTTTGACCAGCAACATTTGAGTCATCTAATCCACCAACCATAAGATTTTGTTGTTTTGCTTTTTGGGCTGCAGCTGCATCAGCAGGCCCGTCTATACCAGAAGGTTTTGATTTTATTTTATGTTCTCTTGCAGCTTTTTCTAAATTCTTTTTACCTTCAGAAGTTTCAGCTTCTCCAAAGGTTAGTTTTGCATTTGTTTGTTGGTTGACATAGAATATTACATAGTGACCTTGATTACCAGTTCCAGGCGGGCCTTCTACGTCAAGTGGAAATGAATAGTTTTTAGTACTATATTTAGTTTGAGATAAACTAGCAAAATCTGATAGGTTTGAACCTTTACCAGCAACACCTAGTAAACCACCTTTAATATTTCCTGCTACTCTTTTAAGTGCTCTACCAGCTATACCTTGAGCCGCACCTCTTAACGGATTGAATGCCATGTATAAATACTCCTGTAACTTCTATTTATAAAGATTAACATGGCATATAGTGGTAAATACATTCCTAGTAACCCTAAAAAATATAAGGGTAATCCAACTAAAGTGATATATCGTTCACTCTGGGAACGTAAACTTATGGTATATTGTGATAAGAATGAAAAAGTATTAGAATGGGGTTCAGAAGAAATCATCATACCTTATGTATCGCCTTGGGATAATAAACTACATAGATACTTTCCAGACTTCTATATGAAAGTCAAACAAGCGAATGGTTCTACTAAAAAGTTTATTATAGAGGTCAAACCTAAGTATCAATGTAAACCACCAGATGCAAATCCTAAAAGAAAAACTAGACAATGGTTAAGTTCTGTTAAGACATGGACAGTTAATGAAGCCAAGTGGAAATCTGCAAATGAGTTTTGTTTAGATCATGGTATGGAATTTAAAATTCTTACTGAAGACCATCTGAATATAAAGTATAAATAGTAATATGGAAACTTTTGGAATCACAATTGTATTAATGACACTCTTTACATTAGGAATGTCTTTAGGACTACTTATGAACAAACCACTTAAAGGTAGTTGTGGTGGATTAAACTGTAGGTGTAAAAATGGCACAAAGTAAATTTATACAATCAGTTGTAAAAGCTGCAAAAGGTAGACCAAAATCTACAGAATGGTATCGTGACAAGATTAAAGAATTTGGTAAGCCTGGTGCAATGGATTTGATACGAGATGGAAAGAGAAACAATAAACCTTTCTATGGTCGATTGAATATGTTTTTCTATGACCCTAAACTAAAAAAGAAATTACCATACTATGATACTTTTCCTTTAGTATTACCACTAGAACCATATGCAGATGGTTTCTTAGGAATTAACTTTCACTATTTACCTATGACACTAAGACTTAAATTATTAGACACAGTTGTTGATTTCAGTAATAATACTAAGTTTGATGAGAGTACAAGACTTGCAGTTGATTACAGTAAACTTAAAAAATTCAACATAATTAAACCCACACTTAAACGATATCTTGCTGGTAGAGTTAAGACACAGTTTCGTAGAATAGATGCAGATGAGTTTACAGTTGCAGCTTTACTACCAGTTCAAAGATTTAAGAAAGCAAGTGCATCAGAGGTTTATGCAGACAGTAGGAAAATGATCTAATGGCAACAGGTTTCGGTGGATTAATAGATGCAGTAGCATTTGGTGCTTTAAATGAAGTTCTAGGAGAAATTCGTGGTAAAGATGGAATGTCTAGACCAAATAGATATGAGGTTACTCTATATCCACCAACTGGAAGTGCTGGTTCTACTGGACTAGGTTCTAATGTATTTACAAAAATTATGGGAGAAGCATTAGGAGATGGAACAGTTCGTGCAACTGGATTGAAGTGTGAAGCAATATCTTTTCCAGGCAGAAACTTAGATACTACACCAGACAATAATATATATGGCCCAATTAGAGAAATTGTAACTGGATATAGTTTTGGAGATATATCTGCAACCTTTCAATGTTCTTCTGATATGAGAGAAAAAAAGTATTTTGAATCATGGCAAAGACTTGCATATAATCCACAAACATTTGCTATGGGTTACTATAATGATTATATTGGGTCTGTAGATATCCATTCACTTGATGAACAGAATAATAGACGATATGGCGTAAAACTTATTGAGGCATTTCCAGTAAGTATGGATCAACAAGCATTATCATATGAAGTTGGTGCTACTTATCAGACAATAGGTATAACTTTCAAATATCGTTATTGGCAAAATTTAACAGACGAAGCAAACTTACCAAAACCACTATTGACACGAATTGCAGAATCAGCAGTAAACACAGTAACAAGAAGAATTACTGGACAAATACCAAGCGTACTTAGAAGATTATAAAGGATGAAATATTATGGCTTTACCAAAACTAAATTCTCCAACTTATGAGTTGGAACTACCCTCTACTGGCGAAAAAATTAAATACAGACCATTTTTAGTAAAAGAACAAAAAGTTCTTATGATGGCACAAGAATCTAAAAACGAAAATGAAGTATTAAGTGCTATGACGGCATTAGTATCAGACTGTACATTTGGAGTTGTTGATGCAACTAATTCTCCTATGTTTGATGTAGAGTACATATTTTTAAGAGTTAGAGGAAAGTCTATAGGAGAAAAAATAGAGTTAAATTTAACTTGTGAAGATGATGGAAAGACTCAAGTTCCCTATGAATTAAATCTTGAAGAAGTTAATGTAACTATGGATGAGGAACACTCAACCGAAATATATATAGGTAATGATGTTAAAATACATTTTAGATATCCATACTTAAAAGATATGATGGGTATTCCATCAACTGTTAATGAAACTGAAAAATCTTTTTATGTATTAAATAATTGTATTGATTCTATTCACTATGGAGATGATGTCTATAAACGAGTTGATATATCAGATAAAGATGTAAATGAATTTGTTGACCAATTAACAACAGAACAATTTGAAAAAGTAATGGTATTTTTTAATACTATGCCTAAAGTAAGACATACATTAACATTTGTTAATCCTAATACACAAGCTATGAATGAGGTTGTATTGGAGGGCCTAGAAAGTTTTTTAGGATAGGACTATCTCACGATAGTCTGTTTAATTATTATAAAACTAATTTTGCAATGATGCAACATCATAAATATAGTTTAACAGAACTTGATAATATGATGCCGTGGGAGAGGGAAATTTATACTAATTTATTATCCCAACATATTAAAGAAGAAAATAAGAGAATTGAAAAGGAAAACAAACAGTAGTAGAGGGAGAGAACTATGGCTGAGGGAACAAAAGAAAAGATTGATGCACTAAGAAAAACTGTTGATCCAGCGATTGCAGCCAAAGACACAAATGGAGATGGACATATTTCTTTAGAGGAATATGAAATGGATATGGAATTTAAACGTAAAGAATTAGAAGATGCAGATGCAATGCGAGATGCACAACGTAAGATGGCATGGTTTGCTCTTTTTGGTATGTTGTTGTATCCTTTTGCAGTTGTATTAGCAGTAGGTGTAGGACTAACAGAAGCAAGTAAGATACTTGGTAGTATGGCAAGTGTTTACTTTGTATCAGTTGCTGCTATTGTTGCAGCTTTCTTTGGTGCTCAAGCAATGGGTAAAGGTAAGAAGTAATGGCAGATTTTGGAGATGTTGTCAAACAATTAAAAGACAATAATGATGCAGAAAAACAAAGAGATTCTAATCTCAATAGAAATATTGCTAATTTAAGAGAAAGTAATAAAGAAGCATTTAACCAATTTCTTACAGCTCAATCAAATACTACCAAACAAGTAGAAGATATGGTTGATTCCGAAAAAAGTAATAAAGCTGCAGAAGTAGAAAATACAAAAGATGCTAATTTTAAAGATGAAAAACAATTAACATTATTACAAAAACTTGGTGATGGACTAAAAAGTATTGGTAAATCAATGAAAGATAGTTTTACTGCTGTAACTGGTGGTTCAGGCGCTTTTGGTAAATTTATTAGAGGAACTTTACTTGCTGGTCTTTTTATTGCAATTTCAAAGTTTTTGCAAAGTCCACTTTTTGGAAAGATGATTAAATTTATTACCGAAACTCTTATTCCAAAATTAAAGTTTTTCTATGATGGATTTTTTGGCCCTAAAGGTGGTTTTTCAGAAGGATTCTCAAGACTTTTTAGTGATGATAGCGGAATAGGTTCAATAGTTTTAGGATTAACTGGTGTTGTTGCGGCTCTTGCTGTATTTAAAATTGCTAAATTATTTAAAAAGATAGCAGGTGGTGTTAGTAAACTAGGTGGATTTTTAAGTAGTGTTGGTAGCAAATTAGGTGGAATGAAACTTCCTGGCTCTAAAGGTGGTCTGCCTGGCTCTAAAGGTGGTCTGCCTGGCGTACCAACAAAAGCAAAAGGAATAGTTAGTACTGCTGGTAATTTTGCAAAACAAGGAGCATCAGCAGGAAAAGGTATTGGTACATTCATTAGTGGTATACTTAAAGGTGTTGCATCTGGTCTTGCTGCAATTGCAAATCCAGCTACACTTGTTGGTCTTGCTGCAGTTGTTCTTGCAATCAATGGTATTGCTCTTGCAATTCGTCTTGCATCACCAGCGTTTGAACCAATTGGTGCATTACTTGAAAAATTTGGGAAGGGTATTAGAGAAGCTTTTAATGGTATAGGTGCTTTTGTTGAAAGTACTGGAAAATCAATTAAGAGTGTTATTGTTGGAATTGGTGAGGCTATTGGTAATGTGGTTGATAAAATATCATCTATGAGTACTGCTGGTACTGAAGCAACAACAAAACAAATTAAAGAACTAAGTAAAATTCCTAGTGATAAAATGTTCTCTGCAGCTAAAGGTATTGATGCTATGAAGAAAGCACTTGATGGATTTGGTGGTGGTACTTTTAGTAAAATTGCAGGCAATTTATTTGGTGGTAATGGGCCAATACAAAAAATATTAGATTTAGCAAAAGATGTTCCAGCACTTATGAAAGCTGCAGAAGCACTCAACGTAATTGCAGCTGTTGGTGGTAATTATGCAATGGCAGAAGCAGAATTGAAAAGGCGAAAAAAAGTTGCAGAACTTGAAAAAAAGTTAGCAGGTAAATATAGTGGATTCAATACAGAAGAAAGACGAGCAAAAGACCAAGCAGAACTTGATGCACTAAAGAAACAAGGAATATCATCTAATCAATCGTCTGGTAGTGGTTTAGTAAATACCTCTACTACAGCAAAAATAGCAGCTGAAGCAAAAGCAAATGCAATGATGCAAAGTGGTAATAATAAGGGTGGTGGCACAACTATTATAAACAATGATCAATCTAGAAGAACAAATAATAATTCACAACAAGTTAGGTCTGAATCTTCGCCAGTTATGAATATTGATCCAGGCTTTCAGTCTGCAGCCAAAGGTGCCTTAAATTAATAAAAAAAAGAGGGGTTAACCATGACCCCTCACGCACTTATTAAGTAGTGACCCTTTAAGCGTTTGCGAGTTTCTCGAAA